TCCGGGTCGCCGATCCACGCGAGGTCCATGCCGGCGATGTCGTTCAGGCCCCGCAGTTCCTGCTCGACATAGCGCTCGGCCTCCTTCCTGGCGTCCTCGGCGTTCGACATGTCCTCGACCGTGAACTCCAGCGTGATCGGCACCTCGACCTTGACGGTCCAGTCCCTCATACGGGCCGGCAGGCCGTGCTCCTCCATGAACTCATCGAAGACGGAGCACAACTCGTTCTCGTCGGCCCACTGGTGAGCGTCGGCCACCAGCGCCTCCATGTCGTTCTTGTGCTTGATCTCCAGCGCCTCCAGACGGGCCTCGGCCTCCTCGGCCTTCGCCTTCCAGTACGCGACGTCGGCCTCGGCCTTTTCGGCCCGGATGTAGGCGTCGGCCGGGCCCTGCGACGGGTGACTGGCCTTGCCCCGCTCCTCCAGGACCTGGCTGGACCACGTACGCATCCAGGCCCGCGCCTGGGACGCCGGGAACGCCTTGGCGCCGTACTCCTCCAACTTCTCGACGCTGAGGAGGTTCACCGACTCGGAGCCCATGACCTTCCACTGGCCGCCGGGGCGGTACGGGCGCTGCATGGAGGCCCGGAACCACGAGAGCGGCTTGTCGCGGCTACCCGCGGCGATCATCTCGGCCTCGAAGTCCGTACGGGACCAGTAGACGTCCTGAAACTCCGTGGCGTCGTCGGTCCCCTCGTCCGAGGTCCAGTAGTTGACCCAGACGAACTCCTTCATCATCCTGTCGGCGCGCTCTCCGGCCTTCCGGCTGTCGGCGTCCAGCAGGCGCTGAACCTTCTCGCGAAGGTCCTTGATCTCCACGTGGGCGGCCTCCAGGTCCTTCGCCGTGTGGAACGTCTGGACCATCCACGTGGTCATCGACTCCTCGTGGGCGCCCTCGTTCTTCAGGTCCTGCCGGGACTTGCCCTCCACGATGCATGTACGGACGAACTGCCAGCCGCCGGCCGAGACCTTGTACTCCAACTCGTACTTGTCCCAGGTGATGACCGCGTCCCAGTCCTTCTCCACCATCTTGTAGACATCGACCTCGGTGGACGGGACGTAGAACGCCTTCCGGCGGACGCCGTCGGTGTCCTCGTAGTTCTTCATCCAGCAGAACTCGCTCACCAGCGTGCCCAGGGCGTCCACGAGGGCGTTCTCCAGGCGCCCGACCTCCTCGGACCTGTCCGAGACGTTCCTACGGGCGTGACGGGCCTGCGACGCGAAGGCGGTCGCGTAGTCCAGCAGGTCGTTCACCTCGATCGGGCGGTAGCCCTGACCGATCAACTGGAACTCGGTCACGCCGTCGGCCGTCCACTCGGCGGTGACCTCCAGCCCGTCGAAGCCGTGCTTGACCTCGACGGCCTGCCACGAGATCCCTCCGCGGCGGTTCGGGTCCTTCTCCCACGCCTCGACGTCGATCGGGTAGACCAGCGTCTCCTTACGGGGCTCACCGTCCTCGGTGTCGTGCTTGTGGACCAGCGCGATCGCCGGGAACTCGTCGTCGTCGGACAGCATTCCCAGGTTCGAGGCCCAGGCAGCGGTGTCAGCGGCGTTAGCCAGCGTGTGCAAGACATCGAAGGTGGACGCCATCTCCAGGCCCTTGCTGAGCCAGTCGGCGGCCGTCATGGCACCGTAGATCTCGTGGCTGACCACGAGGACCCTGCTCCCGTCGATCACCCGGTAGATGACGGCCCGCCACGCCAGCGGGCGCTTGTCGTACTCGCCGGCCGCCCACTTGTCCGGGTAGGTCGGGATCACGAGGATCTGACGGTCGTCGTCGGGGACGTCGCTCGGGTACTTGCCGATCAGCCCCAGCCGCTCCGGGAGGTCGTCGGCGTTCTTCATCTTCAGCAACTCGCCGTAGGTCTCGTTCAGCGAGTTCTGGAACTGCTCCAGACGGGCCTTGGCGCCGAACGCCATGACGTAGTTGTCGGACGCCTTGTCCTCAGCGGCCATGACGAAACTGGCGAGCGTCTGGACGAAGTTCAGCATCCCGCCCACGGTCTCCCGGTAGTAGCCCTTCGCCCTCAGGTCGTCCTCGGTGGTCTCCTCGGGCAGGATCTTGGCCTCACTGACGGTGGTGCGGCCGTCCACGTTGACCATGCTGACGTTGAACCACCGCGGGACCTCGTCCTCCCACGTCTGGCCGACGGCGAAGGCCACGTCGCTGACGAAGTCGCCGTTCTCGTCCCTGACCCGGCGCCACGCCCTCACCGGACGGTCGGCCAGGTACATCTTCTCCTCGTTACTGCTCATCGGTTCTGCTCCCTTCCAGGCCCTGTCTGTGTCTTTCTTGGCCTGTAGTTAAATAGTAGTACCCCCTGCCCTACGGGGCAAGGGGTACTACGTGGTGTCCGTCACATTAACGCCGACGGCGGATCCGGTTCCCGGACATCACCGACCGGCCCGGCAGCCGGCCCGTCGGGACGGACACCGACCCACGCCCACCGTCGCGCAGACCGTTCAGGGCCTGCGTCAGCGCGTCCACCTGGTCGTCGTGCTTGCCGTTGGGGAACTCCCTCAGTTCCGACAGCAGGTCCTCCACCCACTCGTTGCCGGGGTCCGACGGATACGGCAGGTAGACGTTCCCCGACTCGATCTCCGGCGTGATGGCCCGAGCGCGGATCTCCTTCGAGGTGCGGGCCTGAACCGGCTTGACGCCGGCCACCCTCTTCTTCAGCACGTCGATGGCCGCGGAGCCGTTCGCCGCGTCCTCGATCAGTCGCTGGTGGACGCACTCGCCGTATGGGGAGACGTCGTGGTCGTCCGTACGGACCCACCGCTCCATGTGGTCCAGCGTCTCCGTGAACGACCACCGGCCGCGCTGCTGAGCCACGAGGTACCGGTCGGGGCCCGCACGGACCCACCTCTGACCGACGACGAAGTCCGAGTTCTCGGAGCCCTTGAAGGTGAGGTCCCACGAGTCCACCCACTGCCCGGCCCGCCACGCGGCGTCCGGGGCCAGCACTACACGGCCGTCACCGGTGACCTTCGCCGGGTCACGGGTCCAGTACCGCCACCAGCCGACGTCGAACACGGCGCCCTGCGCCGGGGACGGGCGTTGCTGGTACAGCGCCGCCCACGAGTACGAGCCCATCGAGGTCTTCATCTGCGCCCAGCGTTCCAGGGCCTCCTCGCGGGTCTCCTCCAGCAGGGGGCTGAACAGCGGGTCGCCCTCAGCGCGCCCGAGGACGTCGGCCTGCTCGGCGATGGCCGGGAACTTGATGACCTCCCACTTATCGCGGTCGGGACTGTACTCAGCGCTCAGCAGACGGCCGATGAAGTCGTCCTCGTGCCAGCGGGTGCCGATGACCACCACGAGCGACGGCGGCTCCAGACGGGTCTGAGCGTTCGCCACCCACCAGTTCCACAGCGACTCCCGCTCAGCGGCCGAGTGGGCCGTGGCGAAGTCCTTGACCAGGTCGTCCACGAGCATGACCTTGAAGCCCATCCCCGTGATCGACTGGCCCGGCGCCGAGCGGGACGCTACGCCGCCGCCGTCTGTCGTCTGCCAGTCGGAGACCGACCCGGCGTCGTGGGCGATCTTGAGCCCGAACTCCAGCCCGTGCTCCTCCACCATGCGGCGCACCTGCCGGCCCCACGACACGGCCAGCGTCGGCGAGTGCGACACCAGACCGATCTTCCAGTCCGGGTGCTGGCGCAGCAACCAGATCGGCAGGTTGACCGACGTCAGCGCCGACTTGCCCATACGGGGCGGCATCGACACCGTGATGAACCGGCTCTCACCGTTCTCGACGTCGTGCATGGCCTTCGCCAGCCTCGAGGCGAGGTACTCCAGGTGGGGCCGACTGCGATACCCGTCGTCGGTCTGCATGGCCGCCTCCAGCGGGTCGGCCGCCTTCGGGTAGTGCGGGTCATGCTTGTACGGGACGCCGGCGTGGGGCTCGCCCGAGCACCGTTCGAGGGTGCATACCGGCTGGTTGCCGAGCCACTCCTGGTGCTTCAGCAGGGTTCGGAGTTCCTGCTCGATCTCCTCCTCGGACATCTCCCACGGCGACGGTGGCTGCTCCGCCTTAGCCATCCTCGCGCTCCTCCGCCACGACCTTCCCGTCCTCGCCGACGTCTACGACGTCAACGAACTCGCCGTCGTCGTCGGGGCCCTGCTCCAGCGAGGGACCCTCGAGTTCCTTTCGGTCCGGTGCCGGCGGCGCAGCGGCCGCCTCCCGACGGCGCTGTACCTCGCGCATGAGTTCGTCGAGGCGGGCGTCGGTCGCCTTGGCCGTCATGTCCACGAGGTTCGTCGTCACGCCCACGGTGACGTCGGGCAGGTTGCCGCGCGAGGCGTTCCTCTCCAGGTTGGCAGCCACCTCCAGCATCTTGACCACCTCGTTCGGCTTCATCTTCGAGATACGCATCTCGTCGAGGCCCTGCAACCACTGCGCGGCGCGGGACATGGCGAGACGGGCGATCGCCCGGTGACGCTCGTTCATGTCCACGCGGTAGCGGATCAGTCGCTCGGTCTCCTGCTCCTGAAGGTGCAGGTCCCAGGCGTGGCAGCGCTCGCGCCACGACCAGCGGACCGAGTTGTGGAACCCGCTCGGATGGTCCCGGACACGGCGAGGGTCCGAGTCCCGGTACGCCTCGAACTGGGCGAACGCGGTCTCGGACTCCCCCTCCTGCCGGTGCCAGATCGGCCTCGTGTAGTCCAGCGGAACGGCCTTGTTGACCCGCTTTCGCTTCCCGGAAGTCCCCTCCGACACTGTCCTGCTCCCTTCATCGACGCCTTGCAGGCGTCTACCAGGTTACTCCACGTCGTCAGCCTTGCCCTCGGCAGCGGCCGCGATCTCCCGCAGGGCGATCGACGTCAGGCTGTCCACGACGGCAGCCATGTTCTTGATGTTCCGAACGTGACCGTACTCCACGAGGGCCCGGCTGAACTCGTCGAACTGGTCCACGCGGGCCACGCCGATCATGTCCGAGTGCTTGTCGATCAGGGCCAGCAGGTCGTTGAAGCGCTCCATCTGCTCGGGAAGGAACATGAGCGTCGTCATGCGCCAGTCGAAGTCCGCCTTCGGCAGGTCCAGCGTCGTCGTGGACTGCGCGAGCGGGGTCAGGTACTCCTCGCCCAGACCCGACACGAGCATGTCCTCGACGTCGTCGATCTGCTCGATCATCTTCCGAAGGATCTCCTCGTCGGGGGACCCGGACAACTCGTTGTGGGCGATCTGCTTCGCACGAATGAGCGACCGCGGCATCGGGTTCGTGTCGATCAGCACCGGGAATGTCGTCAGCCCCGCCATGCGGGCCGCCTTCGCCCGGTGGTGGCCGGACACGATGGAGATGGGCCCCTCGTCGTTCGGGCGCGAGCAGTACGGGATCGACTCCAGCGCGCCCCGCTGGCGGATGTTCTCGACCAGCCTCTCGAACTTGGTCGGCTCCATCTGCTGGGCGTTGATGTCCTGCTCCTTCAGGGCTGAGCCCTGAACGACGCGGATGTACAGGCCCTCGCCGACCTTCATGCCCTCTTCGTTGACTTGCGCCACTGCTGCTCCTTTCGCAAGAACTCCGCAAGAACCTCCTGCGGCGTCATGGCCTTCTTCCAGTCGCTGGCGTAGACCAGTTTGAACCCGTCGGGGTGCTTCTGGCGGTTGTCCAGCGTCATAAGCCCTCGGAGGCCCTTAGCCTCCGGGTGCCGAGTCATCTCCACGGTGACCAGCCCCTGCGCGGCCGCGATCTGCATGGTGCTGAGCGGGGTCTTCGTCAGCCACAGGGTGTCGTGCTGAAGCGACAGCATGGTCGCCAGGCGGGTCATGCGGAGCGTGTTGTGGGTCGCGCCGAAGGCGAACCGCAGGATCGCGTGTTTGGACCACTTGTCCGAGTACGAGGACGATATAGACGCGAGGCTATATCCGATGACGCCGGCGGCGTACCCGTCGATGAACACCAGGACGTTGTTCGAGCCCGGAACCGGGCTGAGCCGGTGCATCCACTCGGCCCTGTAGGCGTCGGCGTACTTCGACTCGACACAGGCCAGCCGGATCTCCGAGTCGGGGCGGACCTCGTAGTCCTCGGGGAGCATCGGCCACGGCCGGGGAGCGCGGGGAGACATCTTCCGAGGGACGGCGGTCTTCCCGCCGGCCAGTTCCACGACCTCGTCGCAGCGGTTCGAGTTGATGTACACCAACTGGCCCTCGGACAGTTGGCGGGCGTACGGCGGGTTGGGCGACGCCGAGTTGCGGGGCGTCTGCTGTTGCTGGACCACGAGGAGGGCCTTGCGCCCCTCCATGAACCGGACCATCTCGGGGATGTCGGTCGGCGCCTCGAAGATGTCGTAGTCGGGCGTCTTCCAGGTCAGCAGTCCCTTCGTGTCGAAGAACTTCTCGTAGGCGCCCGGGTAGGTCGGCGGGTTGCTGACGATGACCGCGTGCGGGTCGTCGGCGATGCGGTCCATGTGATCCCACACCGACTCCGAGCGGTAGGTGAGCCCGCCGATCCGTCCGGCCATGCGGGACAACTGCTCGCGGAAGGATGCCTTGTGGTAGTCCGAGTTGCGCTCCAGGTCCTCGCATAGGCTCTTCCAGTACTCGCCCTCGGGCTTCGTCTGGATCCGGGCCAGGTACTGCGTGTACAGCAGGAGAGCGGCCTTATCGACGTCGGTCGAGCACTCGCTGAAGTCGATGGGGCGGTCGTCGTAGCGGACCTCCAGGTCCTCGAAGTCACCGCCCGACAGCAGGGTCCCGAGGATGCCGGTGAACAGGTGGACGTCCGACGTCGTCATCGAGCGCGGGTCGTAGCCCGCGTCCAGCGCCACCAGCGGCATAGCGAAGCCGCCGACGGCGGGCTCGTGGTAGTGCTTGTAGCCGGCGGCCCTCAGTTTCGGCAGCAGTGCCGACAGGTAGCCCCGCTCCGGGGTGTCCCACGTGGACAGGAACAGGATCGACGGGGACATGAACCCGGCCATCTGAATCTCCTCGCACTAGATACAGAAAGAGGCCCGAAGGGCCAGCCGGAGGCATTTGGCTGACCTGACGGGCCATCGACCGCTGGGGTTGATTCGAACAACCGACTTCCCGCTGCGAGAACGGGTCCTCTATCCACTGAGGTACCAGCGGTATGCCCCGTCGCCGGGGCGATGCCTGAAGGTTACGCCTACGCGACGCCCTCAGGCAACTCGGGGATCAGTTCACCGGTCACCTTCTCGTACCACATGGCGAAGTCTCCTCGGTGGCAGTCCTTGGTTTTCTGCTCAAAACACATGAGGACCAGCCGGTCATCCGGGATGCCCGTAAATCGGGCGTTCTCGGCCACGATGTCTCGGAACAGGTCCTCGATGGCGTACAGCCCGAAGCCGTCGAGCCGCTTCCAGTACGCCTCGCGGAACTTAGCCACCGGCCACTTCATCCACGCCCAGTCGGGGTACAGCAGGGGCGCCTGTAGCCGCAGGTCGTACGACAGGGCGAACTTCGGCCGGCCGTTGCTGATCTTGACCGGCACTCCCATGTCCGGCGTGAACTTCTTGTAGTTCGAGGTGAACAGCCTGTAGCCGACCTCCTCGTCCGACCGGGCGGACCCGTCGATCGGGTTGGCCCGGTTCACCAGCACATCCTCGATCACCCTGCTCTCCACGTCCTTCTCCTCGATGAACCCTGACTTCTTCCTGGCCGCGGCCCGCAGGATGCGGAGGACCAGCAACGAGTGCCAGCACCAGACCTTCCCGCCGTGGTGACGCCCGTGCTGGCACGTGCAGGTCACCGACGGGGCTCCGTTCGGCATGTAGATGACGTGAACGTCGTAGATGTCTCCCTGCCGGCCCTCGACGTGCCACATCGACGGATCCAGGTCATCCACCTCGAACTTCCTGGCCTCGAAGCAAGCCCTCAGCGCCGTCTCCTGGCTCTCCGAGGGCTCCTCGGGGCTCATAGCCGCCAGCGTCTTCGTCTGGCTTTCCGGCCACCATGCTTTCATTTCCTGCTCCTTCGGTTCTAACCCTTTGGTTGTATGTATATTGTAGTGAATACACGGCCCTAAGTCAAACGAGGGGCGGCCCGAAGCAACGCCACGCGGACCACCTGCTCAGCCTCGTCCGGGTCGAGGACGACGTCGGCCGTCCCGCCCGCCTTCCAGATCCGGCGGATCTGCTCGTGCTGCTGGACCGAGGCCCGCCCGAGGGCGTGCTGGCGGGACTCGCCCGGCTTCTGGTGCTTGACCTCCAGCCCGATGAACTGGCCCTGTACGCACACGAGTAGGTCCGGCACGCCCGGCTCCTGGTAGGGCCCGCCGGCCACCTTCAGCACCCACGAGCCCGGCCACACCTTCAGGATGCGGCGCTTGATCGCCGCCACCACCTGCGTCTCATTGCCCCACTCGTTCGCCATGCTGGCTCCTTCCAGATACGCCGAAGGGGCCCCGTAGGGCCCCCTCGGATCTTAGACCGGGCGGATCACAGGTCCAGGTCGTCGATGGACAGGTCGTCCACGTCCACGCTATCAGAGTCCTCCCCGGCGTCCCAAGGGTTCTCCGGCTCCATGTCCTCGGTGTCCACGTCCTGAACGATGGCGGCGGCCTCGGCCTTCTTGGCGTCCGAGGAGGGCTTGGCGGGCGCCTCGTCCTCCGCAGCGGCCTCCAGCGCGTCCAGGTCGTCCTCCGAGGACTCCTCAGCCTTCGGCTGGGCGACGCGGATGTACTGGGCGATCTCGGACCTGATTCGGCCGTTGTACGGCTCGCCGTCCACCACCTCGATGTCTACCTGACGGTTGAGGAACGTGCCCAGGTTGATCTGCAACTTCTTCTTGGGAGTCTTGATCCCGATCCCCTGCATGAAGCCGACGACGCGGAACATCGCCTTGTCGGTCAGGGTCAGGCGGTCGAGGATGATCGCCCCGTCGTGCTCGCCTCCGAGGACGCGCATCCAGACCTTAATCATGGTGTTCCCGGCGCGTGACTTGTCGAGGTCAACGTCGTCCACGATGGCGCGGTAGCGGCCCTCGGGGATGCGGACGTTGCCGCTGTCCTTGTAGTTGCTCAGGTCGATGACGGTCTTCAGATTCACCTTGTTGTCAGCCATGTCACTGCTCCTTCTTGTTGGTGGTGGCTGTCTTGCTGGCGGGCTTCTTGGCCGAGACTCCGCCTACCCCGAGCACCTTGCTCAGGCTTCCGAGGGTCACCGGCTTCTTGCGCCCCAGGACCTCGGGGATCTTACCCCTGAGGTCGTAGGGCAGCCGGGCCTTCGTTCCGTAGTCGGGATTGGTCCCGAAACGGACGATATGGTTCGTGGACGGCTGGGACTCGTCGCTGATGGCGTCGATGTTCTCCTCCACGTCTGCGTACACGATGTAGTCGGGCGTGGCCCGCACGATGCTGAGCGCACCCTTCTGGACGTCGGGCTGGCGGCGAACGCCGCCGTTGATCTCGTCCTCGATCATTTTCACCTGCGCCGTCATTACGACGTGCATCGGGTGAGACCGGTTGCCGTCGGCGAGGCCGTACCAGAACACCGCCATGTCGGTCATGATGTCGAGCGACTGGCCCCACGTGCGCTGGTCGGCCGGGGCGGTGCCCTGACGGATCTCACGGACAGCGGTCTCCGAGGCTCCGGTGAGGAACCTCATCGTCATCTTCTGGGCCGCGGTGAGCGAGTCGATCACCACCGCCTTGTAGGGGTGGCCGCCTTTGTCGAGGGCCCAGAACACGTCATCCAGCGCCGTGATCGACTCGGGTCGGATGACGTCGATGTTCTTGGCGTAGGGCGCGTTGCGGAACGACTTGGTGCCCTTCTCGCCCATGAGGTCGATGAACAGCGTCTTGCCCAGTTCACCGATCGTCGAGGCCAGCGTCGTCTTGCCGCCTCCCTGGGGCCCGAGGATCAGCCAGCGCCCGAAGTCGGGCTGCTCCTCGTTCACATCGACAATGTCGATGCCTGCGAATCCTGCCATTTCCTGCTCCTTCCTGGCTAGGTACTTACAGTGTAGTTCGTTGTGCCGTGTCTGTCAATTACCGTGAGCCATGCGACTTACGGACTTCGAGGCCGTACTCCGCCGGATCGAAGTCGCCGTCTGGGCCACCAACGGCCTGCGCCCGGCACAACTCGGCAAAGTCGCACCACTTGCAGATCATGCTGACCAGGTTCCGAGGGGCCTCCCCCGACCGCTCGGCGCGGGCCTTGGTCCGGCCGATGTCGCTGACGGTGTCAACGGCGGCCCGCAGGTGCGTCTTGACGATGTTCACCGACAGCGGTGTCATGCTGCGCCGGTACCAGTTCCTGCGGACGTCGTCCGAGGACAGCCGGTCAACCTCGTCCTGCTCTACCTTGTAGACGCCCGCGCCGGAGCCGTCCTTCTTCAGCCCGTCGAAGGGGATGCCGTCGCCTACCCACTCGACGTAGGTCCGCAGGTCGTAGTCCGTCACCGACTTCGACAGCCGGCCCGACTTCGTCAGGCTGGGCGTCTTCGGCGCCACGGTCCTGACGCGGTCGAAGGACACGGCCCGAGGAGAGTTGATCCCCCACTCCTTGCAGTCCTGAGCGATCCCCCAGGCGTACAACTGAACCTGGCTGTCCATGAGTTCGTCCATCGCCGACATCTGACCGATCGACTTCGAGGTCTTGCAGTCGCGGACCACCACGAGCCCGCGGCGTCGGTCCTCGTACACCTCGTCGATGAACCCGAACAGGTGCACCGGCGGCCCGTCGTATCCCTTCGGCATCGGCAGGGCCCGCTCCCAGCGGTGCTCGACGGCGAGAACGGCCTCGCCCTCCGAGGCGGAGCCCCACTCGTCCAGCCAGCCGGCGTAGGCGTCGCTGAGACGCTTCGGCATCTCCTGCCCGAGGAAGTCCAGCCACTGCTCGCGCTTGGGCTCCGGGAGGGTCGCCCACCAGCCGTGAGCGGCGCTCATGATCTCCTCCGGGCTCGTCTCCGGCGAGAACTCCGGCCCGCCGTCCACCGTCCCGATGGACTCGGGGGAGGAGACCAGCGTCCCCTCGCGGCGTCCCTTGGCGAGCCTGTCGGCGGCGCGCACGGCGTGGAACCACGACCCGAACTCCAGCGCCGGGGCAGCGTCCTCGCCCGCCCGGCCGAGCCTGTCGAGGTAGCGGTACTTCCACATCTGAGGGCACTTCCGGTGCGTAGTCATGGAAGAGTACGTCGCCAGGATGACCTCGTCGTCTCCGGCTGTCTCACTCTGTGAGACGGTTTCCTGTCCTTTAGACTCGCTAGCGAGTCTACCAGATCTGTCAAGCATTTCAACCCTCTTTTCAAGATTTCATTTACCCCCTACCCCTCCCTATAGGGAGGG